ATGCTCTTCGATGTTGTCCATAGGTAATTACCTCCTTTAGTTATTTATTTGCTATGTGCTGATACTTTTTTCTTTTCTCCGTAAGAATCTCTTATTAAACGTAGTGTAGTAAGAAATCTTCCATTGCTGCCGATGCTAGTGTCGTAGCTATGAGTAACTGATTCAATTAGATACTGTCCGCTACTTTCTGGATCATAAATTTGAGTTAATCGTCTTTCATCTGGCAACTTGCTTATTAGTCTAACATTAATTCTGTCTCCTGCACAAATTTCAGCATTTCCTGGTATAACGATACTACATTGTTGACTCTGTAATAATCTATATCTAGTTAAGGACTGTGCTGTCACGTATTTTTGCCAATCAGCAAATTGCGTAGGTTTCTTTGATTTGTCTCCTGGTTCAGGCGAAGCAGGTTCAACACTATTAGACCATGACTCATGATCTAAGAAAACAGACATCACTCTAGCAGGATAATCAGAAAGTTCTTTATCTTTAACAGGTATCAATGTTGCCTTGTCTTGCCCTCCTAGATGTGCCATATTGTCGTAACTTTGAGTCAGTTTATACTGATACTCCTCATACTGACCAGTTGAGTGGTTGAAGAATACAATAAGAGAAGAGTATTTACCTCTTCTCAAAGAATCCATCATATCAATTTCGGATCCAAACAGAGATTTTTTGATTGTAAATCTATCGTCTGCACCGTCATCCATATTTCCAAGTCTCTCAGTATATGGTTCGTCTGGTTCAGCACCCCATGCTTTCACTTTCAATCTATCTGATTTTAGAGGACTTTTATCATCGGCACACATAGAATCAACTGCAAAGAAATTATACCCTCTACGTGTCTCCCAGAATAAAAATCCACCACTTCCCTTAAGTTCTTGAGCAGTTTTGTTAGTGTTCTTTGAATTAGTGCCTTCAAACGTAGCTTTAGGAGAAACACATTTTACTGCTAGTTTTGCAGCTAAATCAAAAGGTCTCAATTTAGGGGGAATCATTCTAACATCAAATAATGAAGGTTCTGAAAAGAATTCCTTTTGAGTACCAATATATTCCGAACTTTTCAAAACTTTTTTAATAATAGCCTCAGGATTTCCCTCCACCAATACATTGACTCTTGTAATTTCATTTTGCAGTGCTTCTGCAGATACTAAACCAAGAGTGTATGTTTGTTTTGTTTGCTGTGCAAATCGGTTGGCAACTTTCCAAATTAACAACTCATATTTAAAGGGAGTATCACTTGCATTAGTATTAACTTCAATAAGTACCTTTTCTCCTCCTCTAATAGGTAGATCATTAATCACACCAGCACTATCAACAACCGTTGCTGCTGCTGTTAAAAACGGTTCAGTAATAGATTCTACATACTCAAAGTCTACAATAAGACTCTTCATATCTTGCCCTTTTGCAGAACCATGTGGAAAAACTGCAAAGGTTTTAAGCGAAAATTCTGTAGTCGAAGAAAATTCCATATCAACCTAATGCCTGCGTATACATTCTACTCATATGAGTCAATCCCATTGAATCCTTTGAACTTCCAAATGGAACATCTCCTGCTTGAGCAGAAGCTGTTTGTGTTCCAGAAGTAGTGACGTTATTATTGATCACTGTAGTACCACCATTGTTATTTGCCGCTGTTTCGGTAGAAGCTGTAGATAACGCCGATCCTGTCTCTGTATTAGTAGGAGTAATAGAAGATATATCAAACTTTTTCTTTACAGCATTCAATTTCTGCTGGAATTGTTCTGGAGTAATTAGATTTCCTTCAGTGTCTCTGTATATAGATTCGTAGCTAGCAATTCCTTTTCTAGTTCCTGATTGTGTTCTAGTGAAAGTTCCAACACCATCAACCTTTTGAGATCCTTCCGTAGAAGCATTTGACATCAATCCAGTAAGACCTTGAACTTGAGATTTTACCTGCTCAGAAGTAGTGCTAGGATCTGCTTTAGTTTCTACTGGTTCTAATTTTGAAGGGTCGATTGCTTCATTCTCCATCATCCATTTGATAGGATCAATTTTTTTACCGTCTGATTGAAGTCTCTCTAAATGCAAATGAGTATAATCTGATTTGCCGTCTGGTGATGGATAAAAAACTAATTTACCCAACTCTGCACCCTGACCTACTTCATCACCTACACTAACAGAAGGTGTGATATGTCCATATACAAATTGAGATCCATCTTCATGTTCAACAACCGCTGCACCACCATATTTACCAAATCCTGTATTATATGCATCAACAACCTTTCCTTTCTGAATGTTGATTACTGGAGAACCAGCATCCATTCCAATATCAGAACCCTCATGATAACCACCAGCGCCACTATTATAATATTGTCTAAATTGTCCAAAGTTAGAAATTGGGTTCTTTCCTGTTGAATCTTTAGTGATTGTTGGTGGTAGTTGACCTTTAGAAGTAGGGAGAACTCTACCCAAAACACCAGATGCTTTTGTTGCATCCACATCTATATTTTCAAGATCCATATCCAAATACTGCCTTCCACCAGATGCATTAGGATCTCTCGGTAGACCTGGAATGAAGTTTCTAAGCATTCCTAATAGATTGAACCCGCCACCACTTTCTCCTTTATTAAAGAACTCTTTTAGTCCTAAAGCTTGAAGTTTGGCAAATTTGACTTTATTCTTTTGCTGTGCTTCCAGAATTCCTTCGCCAAACTGTAAGAAGGTTTTCTTTCCTCTGCTTCCTTCTAATGGGAAAACTGCTTCTTTACCTTCTTCACCAAGAATAGCATTAGTAGCACCATCAACAATACCACCATCTGCCATCATCGTCATGTCTCTGGCAGCTAAAGCAGCATCAATACCAATAGATCCTGCAGTACCAATACCAGGAACAGTAGATGCTGCACCAGATGCTAATTCAAGACCAGCGCCAAGGAAGTCACCTTGCATTGCTCTTTGAGCAGCAAAGACAGCACCCAATCCTAGTCCTACTAGAGGAATCTTCTTACCTAAACTTTTTGCAACTGCTCCACCAGCAATCTTACCAATTGCCTTTCCACCTAGTTTAGCACCTGCTTTTTTACCTAGACCACCAAGCATCTTACCGCCTAGTGCAGCACCCAGTCTAGTGCCCATTCTACCAGCACCTCTCCTACCAGCAGCACTAAGCATTCTCTTTGCCATAACTTTGCCGCCGATGCCCATGCCAGGACCACCGCCGCCGCCACGACGACCAATCATGCCAGTGCCTGCTGCCAGCATTGATCTTTCATAGGCAATGTTACTAGAAAAATCAGCACCCTTTTCTAAAAAATTCTCTTCAGCAGATGCTTTTGCATTTCTAGCTAACTGCTCTGCCTGTTGTTGCTGTGCTGCAGCAATCTGCTTCTGACTATTTGTTTGTTCTTTAGTAGCTTGAACCAAACTCATTGTGACAAACGTTAGTCTGTCAATTGCCTGAACTACCTCTCCTTGATCATTATCAACAGGTCCCATGCGTTTGACAAACATGTCATCACCAGGGAGATCTCTCTCAACACCTAGATCTGTAGCACCAATGTTAACGATAGCATCACTAGCATAACCCTCTGGTCTCAATGGTCTTGCATTAAATGCGGATGAACGAGCTAAACCACCACCCATAACTTCTGGGTTAACTGCAGCAGCGCCACCTGGAAGTGATCTTTGCAGTACAGTTCCACCAAGCATTTTCTGCAATGGTGATCCTGCTAATTCTTTATTACTGCCACCTTTTAAAAGTGGTGTTTCTGCCGCTGATGGCAGTGCTGGTTTATCATTTAGAATCTCCACTTTCGTGGCGATCATGTCCGCGACCTTTTCCTTCTCTTCGCGTTGATCTAGATACTTTTTTACAGCTTTAATGACATCGCCTAGGAAGAATGCTTCACCCCTAGTGTCTTGATATGATAAGTATCCGTGTGCCATTATCGTTGTTTAGCTGCTTCTTGTTGTTTCTTGAGATTTTCTAAATGCTGCATAAGAAGAGTGGTATATACCTGTCTCTCCCATGGCATCATGTTTTCAATCTCCGTCAAGCTATATTTATGATGATGCATCAAAGCAAAGTTCACTTTGTAGTACCCTTCCAAAGAATTGTGGAAGAGTGCTATCCGAAAAAATTCGATAGCCCCACGATTGTGAATTCAGATGGTTCTCCAGTTTCTGGATTTTTTACCGTAAATGTATGCTCTAGTCTAGGAGTTCCCTCAAAGAATGCTTGAATTTTTTCAAATTGATTGTTAGTGAGACCTTCTAGGAATTGAACAAACTCTTTCTTACTAGTAGTAGAACTATCATAAACATCTTCACCATCGAAGATTTGATCAATACAACCAGCAATAATTTCAATCACACCATCTGCTGATGGTGCTTTCCCCATGATGGATCCACTGATAAAATCATTCATTCCAGGATATTTCATCATAATACCCATATCATCAGATAGCATAATCTTGTTTGAATGACCCTCTGGTTTTACGACTTTAACCTCAGATAGATTCAAATTATAGTTTACCTGTGTTTTATTGTCATCTTTGCAGGTAACTTTCATCTGTACAATCTCACCAACAGAGATAGCACGAATTTGAAGAAAAATATACTCTAGATCAAAAATGGGCATATCATCTAGTTTTACCCTTGACTGAATACAACCCTTTAAAAGAGTTTTTACAGCTTTTTCAATCTCTTTATCATCGCCCGCTTCTAATGCTAACAACAGTAGCTTTTCTTCTTTTACAACAAATGGACGATATTTAATTTTTTTGCCATTAGAAGGAATTTCCAACTCATACGTTGGAAGCACAACTTGTGGTAATGCCATAATGTTTAGACCAGTTCATATGTATATTTAGCGCGACTTTTAGACCCAAAAATTAGCGGAAAAAATTTTCCGACTTTTATGGAATTGAAAAAGTCAATTTGCTGCAGGTGGTACAGGTGGAGTTGTAGGTGGTATAGGTGGAGGAGGAGTTAGTTCTGGCCAGGTGTACAAGTTTCCATCTGGACCAGTCTTCACCAAACGAGGTTTAGATTTTCCAGGACCATCATCACGCAAGTATTCTTTTACATCACCTTTCTTCATTTGAGGAGCAGCAGAGACATCTGCAACTTTTGTATAGTGTCTTTGATACTTAAACTGCGCTGTTACTTTTGTAATTTGAGAAGAACCAAACTGTAGTGGAATAGCATCGATCTGATATGGGAATGCTTGTTCCATGACATATGTTATTGGTTTTCTATCGATAGAAGAGTTTAAACCTGCTTCAGTCTTTGAAATGTGAATGTCTCCAACGTAACTATCTTTATAAGCTACTCTAGTTGTTCTATTTTCTGGTAAAGCATTTGCCGTCATGCCAGGTACTCTTTCACCAAAAATATCAAAGTACCAAGCATTCAGATATTTTAATAGAGTCAAATTAGCATCTAACATAAAGGTAAGGGAAAATTCTGTAAATACCCTTGTATGTGGGTAATCTACAGCACCAAGACCTGTATACAGTCCAACTTGTGTCCCAGTTGCAGTATTCATGTTAGGAAGTTGAGCTTCGTCACAGAAAAACTCTACACACTGTTGGTCAGGAAAATATTTCGCTGCTCTACCTTTGATTTCTACAACAAAGTTATTACTGAACGACATTCCGCCGCCCTTACTAACTTTCGTTATGAAATCGGTAAGTCCATGACCTTTATCTACAGACACGCTAAATACCTATGTTGGAACATCTATATTTATGGCGTACTCAGGATATTTCAAACCGAAGAATCCTACAAAGTACCGTGGCAACCCGACAAACATTGTTTATAGGTCGCTATGGGAACGCAAGTTCATGGTGTTCTGTGACAATAACCCTAGTATATTGCAGTGGGGTAGTGAAGAGATTATTATACCATACAGAGCACCTGATGGTAAAGTGAGAAGATACTTTCCTGACTTTTATATCAAAGTTCGTGAAAAGTCTGGACAAGTAACTAAGTATATTATTGAAGTAAAACCCAAGAAACAAACACAACCACCGAATGACAAAGATAAACGAACTGCCTCGTATCGTAATGCTGC